TTCCAGATGTGTCTGTTGCGATACCAATTCTGGTTGAAAAATATCCATCATAACCAGCAGTGTTAAAAACTTGAACTACTGGAGCATGAGTAAAGTTATAATATGTTTGATTGGAAGCAGTTAAACTTACATAATCACCAATACCAAAAGGAGATGCTTGTCCCTCTGGGAAAGTTACATATGTAGTAGTTCCAGTTGTGACACCAACGATTCTTGCCGATCCGTTGTCAATTGCGAGTGTTGCTGAAGTTCCTGATGGAACACAATAGTCACCTGTTGTTGCAGTTGGTTCTGTTCCAATAGCAACAAAAGCATTCGCACCAGTTGCCACTACACGAAGAACATTACTTCTTCCGGAAATTGCCGATGATTTTGATGAAGTTGTGGATGTGGTAAAAGAAACTCCAGATCCAACTGGTCTATGAGCCATTATTTTTATAGTACACTTTTAGTTATTTATTAATAAATTTCTCTCCACCTCATAGAAACACCAACATTAGATGGATCATTTCCTATATTAGTTACTCTTACTGAAAAAATCTCAGAATCATTTGAATAAAAATTTTGAGATAAAAAGTTTTTCTTCGATGATGGACCAGTCATAACTTGTGCTGTTGTTGCTGATGGTTTCTGTACGTTCTGACTATCACCAGCAGCATATCCACCCATAAAATCTTCGAAATTCGTTGTGCTGATGCCCGTTGCAGTTATATTATATTCAACAACAGACTCATCATTTTCCGAAATCCAGGAACCTGTAGTATTAATTCCTACAGAAGTTCTAAGTTTTACAACCTCATACTTAACATTAGAACCACTACTGAATACTGTAATATCTTCAAGTTTTATAGTTGACCTATTGGGATAACCTTTAAATGAATTTTTTAATCTGATTGCCATAATTGGAACTGTCGATCCTACTCCAACTGCTCTAAGTCCCGTTGTGTGAGAAAATTCTCTTCCAGCTTCTGTGTATCCACCTTCACTCATTACAGTGGAACAAATCTGAACAAAAGAACCACCAGCACCAACTTGTGTTCCACTATTTCTAATTTCGCATCTTACTGGAAGATTTGGGTTAGACATATAAACGGTAGGAAGAGTATTTGAATTGTAAAACTCATGTGCTACGATATTCTTACCATCTAAACTAAATCCACAACGAACTCTACCGACACCTAACCATTCAAAATCAGTAAAGAATAATTGAGTTTTTGTAATATCTAAGGTATATCCAGATACTCCAGTTCCATCAAGTTTATCTTTATTCCACTGAGATTGAGGAACTCTCCTTTCTGTTGATCCAATACCAGCAGTAACATAAGATCTAATAACGAAACTTAAAGTTCCATCTGATGCTTGCTCAAAATAGATTCCGTCTCTATCATCAAAGTATCCAGTTCTTTTAGTGACATTTTGTTGTGCAGCACCATAATTGAATGTCGAATAAATCAGTTGAGACTTTCCTGGCATGTAATGATGATATCTTTTTGTCTGGTGAATACAATATCCATCAGTGCTAATACCAGACTGAAGAATAGCAGCTGCCTGATTTACATCAAAAACTATGGTAGATCCTGTACCAGATTTAACATCAATAAAATCTGGATCAATAGAATATAGATGCTTGTAATCTCCAAGTGTAAATGGTTCAGACACTCTAGATCTACCGAAAGCATCAATCTCCGGTTTAAAAGGATCATATAAGTGAGACATTAAATTACCCTCCAGGAATTATTTTTCCAAACAAAAGTTAAACTGCCGTAATCAAAAGCAAGAACGGCATAATTTTCTCCATCAATTAAATCTGTCCCTGATGGATAAATTGTTATGTGACGATTATTTCCTCTAGATGCTTCTCCGAGTTCGTCCTTTACTACAAATACCTTACCTTCTCTATCTGCTTTTGGAAGAGTTATGGAAACTGCTCCAGCATAATTAACACCAATATAATAATCGTTTAGAGTTATTGTATAAGATGATGAAGTTACTGAAGTGATCGGCATATCCATATATGCCAGATTTACTTCTCCTCCACCTCCATGAGCATGAACATCACGCATCAATTGCCATACAAGATTTTTTAGTTCCTGTACTTCTTTTGATGATGGATTAACTAATGATTCAGAAATCTCTTTTGGTTTCTCTGTTTTTTTAATGAATTGTAAATATTGATCTACATAACTTGACTCTGTAGACTCTACAATTTCATCATCTTCATCATCATCACTATCTTCTTCCTCTTCACCTGAAGGTTCTGCTTTTTCTTTTTTTGGCTTGGCAGATTCGAATAGATTCTCTAAGAAATTCTCACCAAAAAAATCTTCTCCAAGAAGAGAATTAAATTCATCCTCTTGTTTCTTTTTGCCCTCAGATATTATCTTAAAGAAAGAAGATAGATCATCTGACATTTATCACTCTTCCTCTTCGTACTCTTCCTCAGTTTCATCTTCTCCGAAGAGTGAGTTGGCAACTTCGGGTTTAAAGGCATCAACTCTTTCCGATGCCTTAGCAAAAAGAAGGTCCTTGATTTTGTCACTGATTTGAGAAGGACTTTCATCAGTAACAATCATATCCATTAATTCGTCCATAGTTTTGAAATCTATAATCGTTGTTATTTATTAAATTTCCCCACCCTTAGGAAGTTCAACTGCTTTTGCCTGAGGTTCTAAGTCTGGTTCCATAACCGGTTGTCCAAGATTCATACCAGCAGCATCACCAACCATAGGTATAGGTTGTCCTGTCATAGGATCGATTGGCATCTTAGATGGATCAGGAATTACACCATCTTCAATCTCTTTCTTTATGATCGCATCTTGTTCAACAATTTCCTGATCAGTTTGGCGCAGAATTTTACGTCTTACATAATCTTGAGAATAATATTTACCAACATAAGGTGCTGCAGTTGCTGCCAACGAAAGTCTTTCATTCAATAACTCAGCATCCTTAAGTTCCGAGAAGTGATTATCATAAAGGAAATCATACTGAATATGCTCATTCATAATTTCCCAGTCTTCTGGAGTGATAATATTTTTAAGAATCAATTGAGTCTTCAGCATATCACTAAACATATTTGAGAATCTCTTTCTCAAACGACCAACAAACTTACTAAACTTAAGTTCGTCTCTTAAGATTTCTGATGAACGACCAAGATTAAATCCTTCCTGTCCACCAACTCTTGAGGATGGAACATTCAAAGAACGATAGAGTTTTTCTTGGAAATACTTAATATCAGTAATTTCTCCAAGATTCTGACCACCAGGAAGAGTAGAGATTTCAGTTCCTCTACCACCTTCACGACGAGGAAGCCAGAAATCCTCAAGCATACTCATGTACTTTTTATCATCACGAATTTCTCCAGTGTTAGCATCATATACTAACTTGTTACGATAACGCATCATAACATCACGGAGATATTGCTCTGCTTTTACTTTGGGGAGATTGCCCACATCAATGTAGAAGATTCTTCTTTCTGGAGCACGAGACAAACGGTAGATAACCAGTGAGTCCTCAATCATGCGAAGTTGATTGAGTGCCTTAATTGCTTTGTGAAGATATGAAAGAGTTGATCCCTTGTTTCTATCTACAAGACCTGATGTGCAATAAGTGATTGAATCCTTTGACATTTTGATGCCATTGGATTGACTTGTTGAAGTTGGATTTAAAGTAGGATAAGCAGTTTTTGGACTGTAGATAAAATACTCTTCGATTTCAGGGAACTCATAATCCATTGGATTATCAGTATTAGAATTTCCGAGTCTATATTGATCTTTCTTTTTCTTTTTATCTTGCCTTACATAACGCATTTTCATTGCGTCAATGTATCTTAATTCTTGAATACCTTCGTGGGGATTCTTGAGGTCAATAATTTTGTGATAATAAATTCTTCCATCCACATACCAGTTTCTGTAGATTTCGTGTGCCTTCTTATCGAAATCTAAGAGTTCTAAGATATACTTAAATTCATCTCTAATTTTTTTCTTGATACCGTCACTTGCATTCAGATTATCTAAGTCAATCTGAACAGGACTATCA